GTTTACTTTGAAAATGAAAATGGCATAAACTATACTAAAGAACATTACAAGAGTGATGGTGAATTTAGTATTGGTGAATCCAAAACCGTTACTGTAAGTAATACTGAATTAGATAGAATTAAAGATTTACATTTAAGCGATGGCTTATATAAGTCTGTCGATAAATCTATTGCTGATAATAAAGCAGCAGAAGAAGCTAAAGAATATAAGTATTCAATTTCTTATAATTTGGTTAACAAAGATTTAAAAATTAGTGAATTTGTAGAAGCATATAAGAAAATACCTGATACTATTAATAATGAATCTTTCCATTCTACATTATTTGCTTACTTGATGAATAAAGTTAATCTTAATGAAGTTGAATCTAATTTAGATAAAGCTAAGAATAAAATATTTAATACACCAGAAAACCAAGATAAACCAATAAGTGATTTCTTTGCAGAAGTTACATTAGTTTTACGAACTCAAATAGCTAGCTTATGTTCTGTAACTAAAGAAAATTATGGTGAAAAAATGTTTAACTATAAGACGCTTAATAATGATGAACAATTTATGGTTATTAAGTGTGTCGGTAAAATAAAAAACACAATTGAAACTAAATTGTTAAAACCATTAAATGATACAAATTTAGTTAAATGTAAAAAGCTTTAGTATTAAATATTAGTTAATAAAACCGGATATCACTATCCGGTTTTTCTTTATAAATAAGATATGAGTGGAATTACACAACATATTAATGACTTTAGTAATAACAAGTTCGTGGTCCGATTCTCAAATATTGTCAATATGACAAATTTTGAATTGGATAGTCACATCTTAGATAACTATGTAAAAAATGTCAGCGTCCCTGATCTTTCTATTCCTATGTTGGATAGTAGATATAAGCATGAACGCCAATTACATCCAAATCCAATTGGTGCTCGTGAATTACAGACTATGAATATCGAGTTCATTCTTGATGAACATATGTGTAATTACTATCTTTTCTATTCATGGATTTACTGGATGCGTTTTGGTGAACCTTGTGGAAAGACTAGTCTTAAAGGCGAAGAACTTCTACGTATGGACTGTGTTGACGCCATCGAATTAGTTTCTTTGAATAATAATAACAAAATTATTTCAAAGATGAAATTCAAACATGCGATTCCTACAACATTGTCTAACCTAAGCCTTCAATATGGTTCCGCAGACCAAGTAACATTTGTAGTTACATTCGAATATGAACTTATTGACTTGATGCTTGAAAATACAGAAGATATTACTGGTAAAACTGGTATTCAATAAGAGGTTAAAATGTATTCAGAAGAATGTCTAAATTATATAAATGAATCTCTTATTGTCGATAAGATTAAAGCTAAGATTAATGATTTAAAAAATCGAAAAGCTAAATGTAAAAATAAAGCTGAACTTAATAAGGTTCAAAATACTGTTAAAGCATTAGGCAGTAAAGTTAAAAATTCTACTTTAAGTTCTAATGTAAAGAAAGCATTGCTTATAAGTATTTTTGGTCTTTTAACAACGGCTAGCCATGCTAATACATTTGCAGAACTCCAATCTCAATATAATTTAAAACCAACTACTATTGAATATGAAGGTAGTGGCGCATTTGATGAGCCTTTTGAAGAAGATATTATTGAAGATGCAAAATATCTAGCTGTTGCTACAAAGGGTGCAAATATAAAAGGTATTGAATTAGAAAATACTGATGTCGATGATCCAGACGAAGATGTTACCAGAGTTTATAACTTTACAAATGGTATATCTATTACAGTTAATGTTCATGACGCAATATTTGTTTATGATAATGGTATTTTAATCAGACAATATGAAGCACATAATCCAGCAATGGATGCTTTATTAGACGTTGCAAGAAATCTTTAGAATAATTCTATTATAATATTAAAAATGGTTTACAAATAACCATTTTTCTTTATATTATAAATATATAAATGTTTGAAGATTCTTTAAGACAACAAATTGATTTTTTTGAATGTGAACCGACTAACGAAGTAGTTAACGGTTTTTTCTACATATTGGAATATAAAGCTACACATGAAGTTTCTATAAAAGAAGGTTATGATAGAAACCCTGTTATATATTGTTTTATGCCTGATGAACGCAATATAAACTGTTTCTGGGGTATAAATTTCCATTGCTTTAATCAACCAGAGCAACACCTGATTTTTACGAAGATGTTAAAATATTATAATATTATGGAACATAATAATAAAAGAGTAATCTTATCTGGAGAACAGCTTAATAGAATCTATACCAATATTGGTATTGGTCTTAGATGCTATAGTCGCAAAAATGTTAGAGCAGCATATAAGATACACAATTATTATATTCCAAAGTATTTAAATTTCGAACCTGACTTCTATATAAAGAATAAGGAATTAATTAACATTGACTTTAAGCTTGCACCTGGTAATAAAGGATTTTAATGAACTATAGCAAAATTTATGATATGATTATATATAGAGCACAAACAAGAGATAATAATGCATTATTGGAGGTTGAACGACATCATATACTTCCAAGATCAGAAGGTGGTTCTTCTAAAAAGACCAATCTTGTTGAGCTCACTTTAAAAGAACATTTTATAGCACACATGTTACTCATTAAAATGGGTAAGTGTTTGCGATATTGCTATAGACATTTGAATTCTAGCCGTGAATATGTAATCGAAAAACGAAAAGAACGTAAAAAGAAAGGCTTATATTACGAAGAATAGAATGTTATAAATAATGTATGATATTACAAGAAGTTTCTAGCTCAGTTATAAAGAATACTTATAAGGTATTTACAAAGTTATTATTTAATAATGACGCCTCTAAAGGCGAACAGGTTATGACCAGAAATGGTGAACCTGTTCTTGTTATGGGCGGTGCACAACAGTCTGTTAATCAATTTTGTGAACGTGCATTAGCAGATGCATTATTTAGAAATGGAACTACTGAAAGTGCAGATAGACGCTTTGAACCTGGTGCAGCTAGAATAGCTATTTCTGAATGTAATTGGAATCCACTTCTTGAACAAAACCCTGATTTAGATGCTACTAAGATGGGTAGATTTAAAATTATCCTTGCATATATAACTAAACATTGTAATGAGCGTGATATCATTTCTAATGATCTTAATGGCAAGACTTATCAAGAACTTTACGATGCTTTTGGTGAAGAAATTCGTAAAATTCGTGATACCGAAAACGCTGAATTAAATAAGCTAACTTTTAAAAAGAAAGATCATGAGTATAAAATAATAAGAATTGATAGTTTTGAAGAAGCTAAAAAATATCATGATTACACAAATCCCGAATCAAGATGGTGTTTAACATATTCTCGAGAAAATTATAATCATTATACTAATAATGATAAATTTGCCATGTATTTCTGTATAAGAGATGATATTGATACAGTTGAATATAAAGTCGGTGAAAATTGTCCGTTAGATGACTATGGTAAATCGTTGCTTTGTATTATTGTTGATTCAGATGGAAATCTTGCAACATTTACGACTCGTTGGAACCATTCTAACGCTGACGGTAACGCAGTAGCGGCTGATGAAAATGTTGGCGACAAAAGGACTATTAGTGAAATCCTTGGTGTTAATTTTAATGAAGTATTTAAGCCGTATACAACGGAAGAACTAGTAAAAATAAAAAATATAGATTTATCTAAATTAACATATGAAAAGCTAGAAGAAAATGATGATATTATAACAGTACCGCTTAATCGTGCATTAAAAAATATATATGATAGTTTAATTGAGGAATATGATTCTCATGACGAGGATGAAAAACCATTTAAGGATCCTCGTAAATTAAGTTGGGAAAAAATAATTGATCAAACTTATACAGATTATAATGAACTTTTTGGCGATTGTTCTAATATAATAAATTTAGATGATTTAGCTTTTTATGAAGATACTGTATTAGTTACTACATCTACTGGTCTTAAAAAACTTATCGGACTTGAAAATAGACATCCTTCTAGCTGTATGCCATGGGTTGATGATATTAAGCAATTAAGAAATAAATGGGGTAAGACATTATTTGCAATAAAAAATCATAATGAAAATTATTATACTATAATGGTAGCATCTACTCATGATAATCTTTCACTTACCACTGCTGAAACTGATTTTGATGATAAAATAGTAGCATTTATGCAATCATTTCCAGTTTTTGATACTACTATAGTAAAATTATCTGATGGTTCTTTTGCACGTATAAAAATAAATGAAAAAAATAATGATCTTGGTCATGTTGAAGACTATAGCATAACGATGTTGGAAGCTTTTGAGTTACCAGAAAATTACGCTCATGAAGAAAATTCTATATCTTATATAATTGGTGATGTTGATAATGCTGTTTATAGTGTATTAAATAATGATACATCACGTCATAATTTAATGTCAGTAAAAAATGGTTTTAATTTAGCTCTAGATACTAAATATGAATTCAATAATTGTAATAAATATGACTTTAACTATAATAAAGATACTGACCTTGCAAGTATGGCATTAAGGACTGAAATAGGTTTTTATAATGAAGGCAATGTAATAGTTAATTTAATTAAATTAGATACACTTGAACCTATCTTTAAAGAAGATTTACCGGCTAATGATTTATTGAGAACAGAATATAAAAATGTATATATACGTGTATTAAATGATAATAGAACTGAAGAAGAAAAACGTGACTATAAATTATTATTTAAAGCTGATATTCAAGTAATTAATGGCTCTAAAGTTAGTAGTAAAATACAAGCTATCTATACATCATTAGGTTTAATACATTCAAGTTTTAGGCATCCTTCACATCCATCATCTATTGCTTTTACAACTAAAAAACATTCTAACTTT